AATATAAATAAAAATATTAAATAATAAATATAATATTATACACATATATATTTTTAGAGGGGGAGTAAGTCTATAAGTTAGTGCACTAAGTATAGAAGACATATATTATATAAATACTAATTAATACTTAGTGAATATATTATATAGGGATTTTCCCTCCCCCCCTTAAAAACACAAAAAGGAGACAAAATTGTTAGAAAGAAAAGACTATGAAGAGTGCATAAGATTTTTAGAGATAAACTACAACAAGAAATACACACCCCAACAAAAAGATATGATGTACCTAGTGTTTAGCAAGCTAGATGAGAAGATGTTTAAAGCTTGCATAATAAAAACACTAGAAACATATATGTACAATAGCTTACCTAACGTAGCAGATATATACCAACATGTGAAAACAACAGAAAATACTAAGAACTTAATATCACTTAAAGTTCAAAACTACATACAAAAAATGGCAACTAAAAGTTCATACAATGTAGCTTGTGATATGCCTATAGTTCATGCAGTAATTGAAGAATTAGGAGGACTTGAGTATCTAGGACATACCACCCTTGAAAACCTAAATATTATATTAAATACAAAAGTTGAAAAATTAGTTAAAGCCTTAGCTGATACTAAGCTATACAACTTGAAGTTAATACTAGGCAAAGGCGAAACAGATGAACTCTACATATACGGAGATAGAGAACAAGCTAAACATTGGATAAGTGGCTATATAGCTAAGAACACAGACTTAATCGAAACACAGAAACAAGTTATAAGATTGCTAAATAAGAACAATATGCTAGAAGATAAGGTACTACAACTTGAGGACACAATCAAACTTTTAGGAGGTGGCAAAAATTAAAATTAGCGAAGAGTTTATCTATATCAGGGGTAATGTACCTAGCAGTAAGAACTCAAGACAATGGACAGGCAGAACACTTATAATGAGCGAAACAGTACGGAAGTATAACAAGAATTATAGCTATCAATATGATGATCCTGAAAACATACAGAAATTTAAGAAGATGGTAGAACATGAAATAAAACCATTCAAGATAGGTTTCTATTTCATCAGAGATAGCAGAAGAAGATTTGACTATGTGAATATAGCACAATATCCACTAGACTTAATGGTGAAGCATGGTTGGATAGATGATGATAATTGCAATGAGATTATACCAGTATTCTTAGGATATAGAGTTCAAAAAGAAAAAGCAGGTATGGTAATTAAAATTATAAAAGGCTAAATTTTGAGCTATAAGGCACTTTGAAATAAAAATAGGTATAAACTATAAGGGTACACCTATAAAATTAAAATACGGACATGCTAGATAGCTTAAACTTGATTTAAAGATAAAATGCAGGAGGTAAAAAAATGACAATAAGAGATAACGAAGGTAAAGGACTTGAAATTGAAGTGTCAAACATAGAAAGCATAGAACCAACATTTGAGAGAAACCAAAAATATATTAAAATTTTAAAAATTAACTTTTGTAAAAGAATTAAAGGCAAAAGCAGTATAATAATAACAAACTACTACAATCCAAACCTTGATATCATTGTTTCACAATTATTAAAAAAAATGAATTGTATTAGAAATGAATATTACATGTAAGAAAAGGAGAAGAAATTATGACATATGAAACTTTTAAATATGAAGTGAAGAAATTAGGATTAACCGTTCACTTTTTTGACACTCTAATTTTTATTAAAAATGGTTATAGAACAGTATATTGTGTAGATACAAAAAAAAGATATTATATAAATCGTGAATACGAATTTTCCAATTTAGATGAAATCTTGCAAGGGGAAGTATTTGAATTAGTTACGGAGTTAGCAAAAACTCCTTTAGATGAAAGAGGAGATTTATGTGAAGAAGAAAAATGGTATTTAAAACATAAATATTTAAATACTTTGATGGGTAAAAACTACTTATGCAAAAATGGAAATAGTTTATTTCTCAAAGAAAAGACAAATAGCATAGGTTTAAAATATAGATTCACTAGATACGATATTGAAGAATTAAAGGAACAAATTAATTTAAACGATTTTGAAATGGAGAAGGTGGAATAATGACTTATAAAGAATTTAAAGAAAGAGTAGAAGAATTAGGACTAAGTTGTAGATTTTATGATTATGGAGTTAATGTGTATTCAATAGATGATTTCGCTATAGCTACCATTTATGACACAAAACGATATTTTGGTGTTATTAATTTCAATTCAAGTTTAGATAGCATTAAAAAGGTTGCATTATTATGGTTGTGTTACGATTTAATGCGAACACCTTTAGAAAACAGAGGAGAACTACAATGACTTATATAAAATTTAAAAAAGAGATAGAAAAAATGAGACTAGTGTGTGATTATAGTTTTTATTTTGTGTCTGTATATTATCCCACTCACAGTTCGTATCCATTAGCATATGTAAGTCAGCAAACTTTAAATAGAATGACAACAACATTAGATATATCACAATTACCAGAGGATGTAGGTAATAAAGTAATTACACTATGTTGTGAATTAGCTACAACACCACTAGACAAAAGACAAACAGTAGTTTTAGATTAAGGAGAAGAAAAAAATGAGAATAAAAAAATTACATGAAAAGGCAGTAGTGCCACACTATGCAACAGAGGGAAGTGCAGGACTAGATTTAACAGTTATAAGTGACAATGACACTATTGTAATATCATACAATAGCACTATGCTATGTAGAACAGGCTTATCGTTTGAAATACCTAAAGGATATGTAGGCTTAATATATATTAGAAGTTCGGTAGGTACTAAACTTGACTTAGTGCTATCTAACCAAGTGGGAGTAATTGATAGTGATTATAGAGGGGAAGTAATGCTACCACTTAGAAATTTAGGTAGAAGTGCTAGAGTAATTGAAAGTGGCACTAGAATTGCCCAAATGGTAATAACACCTATTAATCAAGTAGATATTGAAGTTACAGATGAACTATCAGAAACAAAAAGAGGAGTTGGTGGTTTTGGAAGTACAGGAAAATAAACATAAAACAAATGGTGAACAATTATATGACAGTGAAAAGTATGCAGAATGGCTACTCAATTATATATGGGAAGAGGGAAAATATAACCTAGATAAGCTAAGCGACAGTGATTATCATAAGCTAGAAGGCTTTTTAGCAGATAACATATATAAGCTATTAGACACCTTAGAAAGAGTTGATGATTAATGTTTTACAAGCTAGGAACTAGAATATATGTCAACGATACATTTTATATTGAATGCCCTAACTGTGGTAGTTGTATTGATATATGGCATAACTCAGATTATATGTGCAACAAATGCTTAAAATATTTTAGTATCACACTAGGGATTGAGGTAACAAAATGCGAAAAATAAAAACACAGCAAAATAAGATAAAAGAAAAAATAATTGTAAGAAAAGTCAATGAAAATAAGCCTACATATGTATTATCTAAATGTCTATTAGAATTGCCACTAGCCATCAAGAGAGCCTTTAATGTGAGTAGCAAAGAAATATACGATTATGTGAAAGATAATCAAAAAATACCATACAAAAGCGAAGTGTTGAAAGAAGAATGGTATACAGGGCTAGAGGTTTGTATGAACAGATGGCTTAAACTAACTGAAAGATTAAAAATAAAACGTGAAATGTTAGAAATTGCTAATAGTAGCTATGTAACAGATGAATTTGTTAAATGTGTTAGTATCAATGTTGCTTATGTACAAGAACAATTTATTAAAGAACGATTGACAAAGATTGATGATGACCCATTAGCACATGCAGTTACACTTATAGCTTTAATATCAACAATTCAACAGATATTAGAATATAAAAATTTAGAAATGGGGAAAAAAGACTTAAAATATATGAGATGGCTGACAAGCACTTATACTGATATGTTATGTGGTGTACTACATGACATAGATAGCTATCACGGATTCTATTTAACCACACAAATTAAAAAAAGCAGTTAAATACAGGAGGAATAAACTTGACTGAAAAGGACAAAAAAGAATTCGTAAAGCTTATAAATGAAGAGTTTACAAGATTGGAATATGAAAAGAGAATGAAAAACAATGCACTTACTTTTGAGGATATTGAAGATACAATATCACTATTACCAAAGCTAAAAACAATGTTGAAAAACAATGAATTGCAATTAGAAGCAGTTAAATTAGGATTAAATCAAAGTAGTTCAAGTGGAGACATGGAAAGGGTACAGACTTCAATAAATCTTGAAACACCATTAGAAAAGCAAGAAAACATAATAGAGAAGTTAAATCTTAGGATCACAAAACAAAAAATATTGATTGAAAGGATTGAAAACGCTTTATCTATTGTGTCTAATGACGAATACTACAGTATAATTGAGATGAAGTATTGGAAGAAGTATACAAATAAGAAAATATCTGAAGAATTGCATATAAGCGTTGACACACTTAAAAGACAAAAGAACAGAATGATTAAAGAAATAAACATTGTTTTTAATAAAAGTTTTTAAAAGGCTGGAATAAATTTCCAGTTTTTTTATACTTTTATATTGATTTTGCACTACTTTTGCACTACTTATACTCTTTTTTTTCTTATCAATATAAGCTATAATAATATCGTGGTAATCAATAGTTCGTGTGATGGACGGACAGTACTTATTTTAACTTTTTTTAATTTAAAATTTTATATCATTTTTTAGCATTGTTTTACTTCCCTAGTTGCTCACTCTAGGGGAGTTTTTATTTTACATTTTTTTGAAAGGTGGTGATAAAATGCTGAAACTTACTAAAAAACAAAAACTTTTTTGTGAGTATTATAAATCTACTCATAATGCTACTGATAGTGCAATTAAGTCAGGATATAGCAAAAAGACGGCATATGCTATAGGTTCAAAATTACTGAAAGAAGTTAAGATACAAGAATATCTCAACGACATTACTAAAAATAGTGATACTACAAGAATAATGGACATACAACAAGTTCAAGAGTTTTGGGCAAGTGTAGTTAATGACAAGAAAGCTAAGCTATCTGACAGACTAAAAGCAAGTGAATACATAGCTAAAAGTTGTGCAGCCTTTATCACTAAAACGGAAATTAGTGGAAAAGTAAAAACAGAGTCAGAAAACAAAGTAAGCTTGCTATCCACTGAAGATTTAAAAACTTTAGTAGATGATATAAAGGATAGTGAATAGCTTATGACAGTTAAGATAACAAATGAGTTAAAAAAAGAAATAAGAAAGCAAGCTTTTATAGAGTTAGCGAGAAGGGATTTTTGGTACTATTGTAAGTTATTCGATAGCAAAAGAAGTCCTTTTTATTTGGAAGACAGGTATTTTTTAAAAGATTTATGTCATAGATTACAGAGGTTCGTTGAAAAAGATGAAAGTAAGATATTAGTTGTCAATATGCCACCCAGACATGGTAAGAGTAGAACTGCGACCTTGTTTGTACAGTGGTTATTAGGTAAAGACCCCCATTACTCAATTATGACAGGGTGTTATAATGAACTGCTATCTTCACAGTTCGCTAAGCAGGTTCGTGATGTTATAGCTACTGAAATGACAGAAGGAATTATTGTGTATAACAATGTTTTTCCTCACACTAAAATTAAGTATGGTGAAGCTAGTATGAATAAATGGGCTTTAGAGGGCAACACAATACCTAACTACCTAGCAACTTCACCTACAGGTACTGCAACAGGGTTTGGTGCAAGATTAATAATTATAGATGACTTAATCAAGAATTCAGAAGAAGCTTTTAATGTTACAGTTTTAGACAAGCAAATTAGTTGGTTTACTAATACTATGTTATCAAGACTTGAACAAGGTGGTAAGATAGTAATTATAATGACAAGATGGGCAACTAATGACTTAGCAGGCTTTATCTTAGAGAACTATGAAAATGTTGAACACATCAATTATAAGGCAGTCAATGATGATGGTACTATGCTATGTGATAGCTTACTATCAAGAAGAGAATACGAATTTAAGATTAAGAACATGGATAAGGCTATAGTGTATGCTAACTACCAACAAGAACCGATTGATATACAAGGTAGATTATACAAAGACTTTAAGACTTATTCTAGGCTACCTGATATGCCTAACAGAGGTATTAAATCTTACTGCGATACGGCAGACACTGGAGAAGACTACTTGTGTAATATCATATATATGGATTACAAGGATAGTGCATATATATTAGATATTATATACACTAAAGAACCTATGGAAGTGACTGAACCACTTGTGGCAAAAGCACTAGCAAGATTTAAAGTTAATGTTGCTACGATTGAATCAAACAATGGTGGTAGGTCATTTGCAAGAAATGTTGATGTAAAAACGAAGTTACAAGGTAATATTACAACTGTTGTTAGATGGTTTCACCAAAATGCAAACAAGCAATCAAGAATACTGTCAAATAGTGCTTGGATTTGTGAAAATGTTTATTTTCCTATTGATTGGGAAAACAAATTTCCAGACTTTGCAAAGGATATTAAATCCTACCAAAGAGAAGGTAAGAATAGGCATGATGATAGTGCAGACGCATTAACAGGAGTAGCTGAACAATTAAATAGAACAGAAAACTACAGTTTTGAAGATTAATAATGGAAAGTTGGTATTATGTTAGAATTTATTAAAAATTTTTTTAAAGGAAAAGGAAATAATGAAATGAATAAAACAAAAAATAAAGAAATGCCAAGGAAAGAAATAGAAGTATTAATATCAGACTTTATTAGTGGTAAGACACTAAGAGATATGAACATAGCATACAACTACTACCTAGGCAATCAAGATATTTTGAATAGAAAGATATATGGGTTTGACAGAAATGGAGACAAGGTCGAGATACCTTTTGCACCTAATAACAAGGTTGTAGATAATCTTTATAGAAGATTTTTAGACCAAAAAGTCAATTACTTATTATCTAAAGAACCTACATTCGTAAGTGAAAACGATGAATATAATAAATTAATTAAAGAAGTGTTCAATGATGAATTTCTAAAGACACTTTTTTTATTGGGTAAGAATGCATATAAGTATGGTTTATCTTGGCTATATGTATACTATGATAAAGATAGTAAGTTAAACTTTAAGATATTCGATTCAAGGGAAATTATACCTATATGGATTGATAACGACCATAAAGAACTAGATAAGGTAATTAGAATATTTAAAACTAAGAAATTCAATGGTAATTCATATGAAGATGTTACAAACATTGAATTATATACAACTGATGGAATTAAAAGATACACATACGATAATGGTAAGCTAAGTGATGTGCTAAGTGATGAACCTTATATGATATTAGATAACAAGGCTTATAACTGGGCTAAGTTGCCTATTATACCATTCAAGGTTGATGAAACAGAACAACCACTTATAAATAGAATGAAAACACTACAAGATAATATTAATTTAACAATTTCAGATTTAAGAAATGAATTGTCAAACACTAACTATAACAAGATACTTGTACTTAAAGAGTATGACGGTGAACCTATGTCTTTCAGAAGAAACCTAAACACTGCTGGATTTATTAAGGTAGCTAGAGATGGTGGAGTTGAAACATTAGACATGGAGATTAACATTGACAAGTATAAAGGAACATTAGAAGAATTAAGAGAATCATTAATCTCTAACGTTAAAGGCTTTGACACTAAAAATGATAGATTAGGTTCAAACCCTAATACAACTAATATTAAGGTAATGTATACAGATATAGACCTTGACTCTAACGGAATTGAGAGAGAGTTTAAGACATCAATTAAAAAGTTGCTTTGGTTCATCAACCAACACTATATGTTGTTAAATAAGGGTAATTTTGAAGATATATCACTAAATATTGTGTTTAATAAGGATATGCTAATTAACGAAAATGAAGCAATAGAAGAATGTATAAAATCACTAGCAGTTCTTTCTAAGAAAACAGTTATATCACAACACCCTTGGGTTACAGATGTAGACCTAGAAATTAAGCAAATAAAAGAAGAAATGGCAACTACAGATGATTATGATGATTATATGCCTAAGCAAACAAAAGAAGAGACCAAAGAAAAAGATGGTGAATAACCATGGATATACAAAAGCTACAAAAATATTGGCATGATAGAGCCTTGGAAGAAGAAAAGAAAGTATACGATTTAACTAAAAAACAAATTGAATTGCAAGAAAAGCTATATTCTGAAGCTAAAAGGAAGATAGACTCAACTATTAATTATTATACTAATAAGTTTATGAAGAATAACAAGGTTGACTATATAAAAGCTAAAGAACTATTAAGCAAAGATGAATTGAAAGAATTTAGATGGACTTTATCAAATTATATCAATAATGCAAAGAAGAAAGATTTACCATTAGAAGAGTTTGAAAAACTTCAAAAACAACTAACTAATTCAAGCTTAAAACATAGAATAGACAAGTTAGAAGCTATGAAACATGAAATCAACATGCATTTAAACGAGTTAGCCAAAACTAAAGAACTTATGGTAGAAGAACACCTATCTAAAGTGTACGAAGAACAATATTATAGGAACTTATACAACAATGCGATTGCAACAAATAAAAGCAAGTACATATCAAGGTTAAATTCATCACAAATACAAAATGTAGTTAGAAGTAACTGGTTATCTGATGGATCTAGCTTTAGTGACATCATATGGAAGAACAAAGAAAAGTTACTAAATGAAATGCAGAAAACAATAACAGTTGGAATAATATCAGGAAAGACACCTTACAGCTTATCCGAAGACTTTGCAAGGGTCATGAATGTTGATAAAAGCAGAGCAAGAGTATTATTGCAAACTGAAAGTGCAAGAGTAAGAAGCATGGCAGAGATTGAAAGCTATAATCAGATGGAAGTTAGCAAGTATCAGATAATAGCTACATTAGATGATAGAACTTCCGATATATGTCAAAGTATGGATATGAAGGTGTTTTATACCAAAGATTATGAAGTTGGAGTTACTGCTCCACCTTTCCACCCTAATTGTTTTGATAAGGAAACAGAAATTTTAACAAACAATGGTTGGAAGTATTTTAAAGATTTAAAAGAAAATGATGAAGTTTACACCTTAAATAAAGAAACTTTAATACCAGAATGGCAAAAACCTATAAACTATATATCGTATTACACAGAAGATAAATTATTGCATTTTAAGAATGCTAGAATGGACTTAATGGTTACTAAAAATCATAATATTTTAGTTCAAAATATGGATAATTCTGTTAAAGATAAAAGTTTCAAGTTAAGACAAGCAGAACAAGTTGGAAGAAAATCAAAAAACAGAATGTACAGTGGTGTTAATTGGATAGGAGAGAATAAAGAATATGAATATCTAGCAAATAAAAAAACTGATATAGAAACTTATTTAAAATTCATGGCTTATTGGTTAGCAGATGGTTCATGTACTCCAGATAAAGGTAGCTACAACATAAAAATAGCACAAACTAATAATAGTTGGATGTATAATGAACTTAAGAAATTACCATTCAAAATATATAAATGTAAAGATAGCTTAATGATACACAATAAAGAACTTGGAGAATATCTGAAACAATTTGGAAAATGCACTAATAAATTTATACCAGAAAATATAAAATTATTAAGTCCAAATTTATTAGATATTTTTTTATTAGCATATGCTAAAACAGATGGTCATATAGCAAAAGGAAAGTATTGGAAAGGCTATCAATTTAAAGACAATATAAGTTTTTATACTACATCTAACCAAATGTCAGCAGATTTAGGCGAATTAATAATGAAAGCAGGAGGTACACCTAGTTATTACTTGAATAATTGTAAAGGCAAACAAGTACAATTCAAAAATGGAATTTATGCAATAAATAATGATTGTTGGATAATTAATTATAATAAACAAGTATATAATTGGACATGCTATATGGATATTCAAGAAGTTGAATACAACGATTATGTTTATTGTGTAGAAGTAGAAAAACACAACACCTTATTAGTTAGAAGAAATGGTAAAGTATGTTGGAGTGGAAATTGTAGAAGTACCAAAGCACCATATTATGAAGATAGCCTAATTACACAAGGTGGAAGAATAGCAAGAGACCCCGAGACTGGCAAACAGTATACAGTGGGTAATATAAGCTATTCTGAATGGGTAGAAAAGTATGTGAAAAATCCAGAACAATTAAAAGGTTACGGACAGTATGCAAGATATAAGAAAGTTTTAGGTGATAAAGCACCTAATTCATTTGATAAATTTGTAGATATAAAGTATAATAATAGTAAGGAATATGAAGCATTGAAAACTAGATATAAAGCAACAAAGTCTTACACATTTTATAAAAAATATCTAAATAAAAGAATGCCTAAAACAATAGATGATTTGATGTCTATAATGAAAAATAGTAATCAGTATGACATATTTAAAAGGGAATATGAAACTATAAAGACAATTAAACGGAAAGATTGGAGCAAAAAATATAAGAAAAAAGTTATAAAATGTTATGATGAATTTAAAAAAGAAGGAATAGAATTAACTTGGCACGGAGCCTCAAGTGCTACAAATAGGATTGGTTTAAAAGAAATAACAAAGAAAGAAATTATAGAAACTTATAACAAACCTATTAATTATATTGAATATGATAAAAAGACTAATACTAATAAAAACGTTAGGTATTATGACTTAGTAAGGGTTATTACTAACGAAGAAAATACAGAAGTACTTACGGTAGTTAAAGATGATAAAGATAGAAGCCAAGGAATGATTAGAAGAGGAAGGTGGAAGAAAAAATGAAATTTATAGATTATATAAATAAAA